TAAAGCCTCTGGTCGCAATATTTTTCTGCCGTACATATGCATGCCTCTAACAATATCAGCAAAGCTATCAGGATCTCTGTAGGTTTCTGTTTTATTGATTGAGTCTGCTGTTGCAACTGCTGATGAGTGACCACCAACAATTACACCAAAGTGTGCGCTTCCTGTTGATGTTGCACCAGTTGCACCGTTACCAACCGCAGGTAAATTGTTTGACATGTAAACTTTAAATCCGTGAACGTTGTTCAAGATTAATCCGTTTTGTAAGCCAGATCCACCGAAGTCAGAATTTAGAAGACGTGAGTCTTCGTCTTGAAGAAGCTCTGCAAACACTGGGTCTACTACAAGCCATCTACCAGTTGTGTCAACGTTTTGTTGGTCAAGTTTTCTTGACATACGAGCGATGATTGACAAAGGTGATGCTTTAGCAGTAGTTGTGTTTAAGCTATCTCCGCTTGCACGAGGAACAGCAACAATTGAGTTACCGCTTGATCCACTATTAAAGTCAGCAGCGTCTACTTGCATAGATGCTAATAACTCATTAGTAGCAGCAGTAGATACAGCAACTGAACCATTTACGGTTGAGTTTACTGTGTTTGCTGCGCCATGCAATGCTGATTGTTTAAAGCCTGACAAATAGCCAAGAACGTCTTGGTCAAACTGGTCAGCCAAACGGTAAGCAGCACGATCACTTGCAAGATCTTGGAAGTTGACATGTGAATGTGCTTCTTCAATGTCATCAACTTTAAATGCAAAATAGTTTGCTTTGTCGATTGTCAATGAGAAGTCTTCGTCATCAAGATCTTGTGGTTGAATAGTAGTACCACGTGCGTACTCTTTCACGGTGATTTCTGGTTCTTTGATAATTTTAACCGAATCCCCCATGTTAGCGATTTCTCCGAAATAGTCGGAGTTCGTTACAGCTCCTACAACAGATGCTTTGCGAAACGCAAGTTGCACCTGTTTGCTGTATATGACTGGTGAGAAGTTACCGTTAGGTAAGTTACCATACCCAGCCGCAGTTGAAAATGCCATGTTATTTCTCCTTTGGATTTTCTACAGATGCAAACAAAACAGTAGTCATGTAGTGGCTAAATCTAGTAGGGTGCATTTTAGTAAAAGTTGGCCGACCTTTACATCAATGGGCCAAAAGATTTTAGGTAGTCTATATTATTATTGTTGTTTGCTATTGGTTAGTTGCGTAGGTAATCTTTACAGAGGCTACGCAACTACATTGTACATACAGTTATACTTATTTATATAAAGATGTCAATACTTTTCTAACGAGCATTACCAGATATATCATATACAAACTTACCTGATCGTATAGCTTCCATGATTGCATCTGCGTTTTTCTCGTATTGTTGTGCAGACATTTTCTGCACTACTGATTCTTTTATTACTCCTGCCTGTTCTCCAGACGGTTCAGATCTAGTGTTTGTTTTTGATACAGCTTTTGCTGCATCTTTAGATCCGCTAGACTTTTTAGTCTTTATTCCTTTATCTGCTTTGTATAAATCTATAGCTCTTGATGCTGCTCTAGCATCACTATTGTTTTCGTATAAAGCATCTTGTATCCATTTAGGCTGTTCTTCTGCCCATTCGTGAAACTCATCACTGTCTCTTATATCCGCAAAATCAGGATGTGCAGTCATTAATTCTACTTCTGCTCTATCTCTGTTTGTTTTTTCTCGCATTTCGTCTATTTCTTTTACGCGAGCTTCTAAGCCAGATGCTTGTTCTTTAGCTTTTTTAATAGCTATAGTTTCTACGATTGCTGCAACATCAGGATACTCTTTAGCCCACGCTTCAATGTCTTCATCCGACTTAGGTAATTTAATCTCTTGATTAGTAGACTGCTCTAATTGTTTTTGTAAAGTATTTATTTTTTCTACATGTTCCTGTAGTTGTTTTTGTGAATGTCTACGTAAATCACCGTACCTTTTCTTAAAACTTTTTTCTTCAGCATTAGCAGGTTCTTCTTCTTTTGTTTCTTCTGCTTCAGCTTTAGTTTCACCTTTTTGCTCTGCAATTAGTTCTGCTAGTTCTTCTTCTTCTTTTTTAATTCTATCTTCATTTGAGTATTTACGATTTGCAAATGCTATTTTTTCTTCTGGCTTTACTTCTTCTGCCATTATTGCTTCAGACATTTCTGTCTCCTTTACTAGGGCCACCGTAGCCTATGTTGGTAGGGGGATGAGTAGCTAGTCATATTTAGCTATTTTTTAGATGCAGCTAAACCACCTTTCTTCATTTTACGTGCAGCTTTCTTTTTAGGTTTTGTTCCCAAGCCACCTTTACTCATTCTGCCTGAAGGGTCAAAGTCATCTCCTTTACTAGGTGCAGAACTACTGCCGTCTGCCCCACCTGCACCAAAGTCAAAATCATAATCAGGAACATTAGCAGAAATACCGCTACCGCCACCTGTATTAGTTGCATCTTGACCTGGAGGAGCTTCAAAATCTTGTCCTACACCTCCTGCTTCAGAAATTGCACCGCCCATTCCTGAATCTCCTTCAAATGAATATGCATTAGAACTTACACTAGGCGTAGAAGAAGAGCCTTCTGCTTCATCTTTTTTTGTTCTTTCTTTAGCCAATGTGTTTAAGTCATCTTGTTTTCTTTTGTCTGCTTTTTGTTTATCTACAGCTACTTGAACTTGAGCTTTTCTATTTTCTTTATCTATATTACTAACAACTCTACCTATTGGTCCAAACTTTTCTACTTTATCCATTAACTTATCAAAGTCTATAACTTCTTGCGGTGTCATTTGTGCGTAGCCTCTTACCTTTCCTGCTTCAGGATTATCAGGGCCACCTTCAGATTGCATACGCTTTATTCTTTCTTCTTCTGTTTCAACTGGTTCTTTTGGTTGTTCTGGTGCTTCTGGATCATCTGGTTTAATAATATTACCATCAGCATCAACAGGATAGTATCCTTCTGGTATATTATCTATAGGCACATTTCCTACAAATCTAATTCTAATAGAAAGACCATCTTCGTTTTTATACTCTTTAATACTTAGTTGTTGTCCACCTGCTCCTGTTCCAAATAAATCATCAAAGTTAAAAAATGATGCTTCTGCCTGTTCTCTAGCCGATTGTTGTATAGGTAATTTTCTAACATCTGTTCCATCTGAAGCAGTTAATATACCACCTTTAGCCATCTGCATAGGTTTGCCATCTTGTAATACTAATAGATCGGTTTCATCAAAAGGTAAATCATCAGGTAATATGGCTTCATCACTATTTCCCATTTGACCCATATCTTCCATTTTTTTAAGGCCCATCTTAGCTTGTTGTCTAAGTTTCATTAATTTTTCTAAACCTACAAAACGAACTACATCAGCAGGAAATACAAATTCACCTTCACTTAACTGTGCAGGTATATCATCACGTACTTCTTTACGCGTGCTTCCTGAAGGAACTTTATTTCCTGATTCTTTATCTATCATGCCGCCTTCATCTTTAAGACCGCCATCTTCAAACATTTCCATTTGTTTTTCCATCATTGTAGTTACACCTTTATTTTAATACTTCATCTCTTAATTTTTGCAATCTACGTAACGTGTAGATAGAGCCTTGCGCTCTGTGAACTGCAATCATATTGTCTGATTGTTCCATAGTACGATATTGTTGATTTATTAGTTCTTCTAAATACTTATTGAAGTTGGCCCATTCCTTGGGGCGGCTCACCAGCCCCTTCAGCTTGCTGATTATTTCCTTGTCCATTATTTCCACTAAATCCTTGTTCTTGCGGTGATGGTGCTATACCAGTGCCTATTGTGCCTCCACCTGCTCCTGTTGGATCAGCAGGGTTAACTCCTGCAGGTGCAGGTTGTCCACCCTCTTGTGGAGTAGCACCTTCTGGTGCAGGCTGTTGAAAGCCTTTCATTAACTCTGCTTGTATAGCGGCTTCATCCATATTGTTGGTTACTTTATCAGGGTCTAGTTCCATTGATTTTGCAATTTCACGAATTATATATTCAAACTTTGCAAACGGTGCTAATGCAGGATTAGATGCTACTTGCATAAACTGCATTAGTCTTTGGCTACGAACTTCATTAGCCATTAAACTTTCTGTACCTCTAGCCTTTACTTCTAAATCACCTTTTATATCAGGATCATAATCAAACTGCATATTAAACCTAAACAGTCCTTCTCCTAAAGGTCTAAGTAAATAATCATCTACATTTTTAATAACATTTTTAATGCCACCACTAGCAGCATTCATTAACATACTAATACCAGAAGCTGTTCTACCTACTCCTGTAACACCTGTTTGTCCATGAGAAAAACTAGGTAGTCCAGTACTTTCATCTGCTAATACTCTAGCCTTGTCAAACAACTGTAAATTTTCTCCTGCAACATTAGGAAACTTTGTACCAAATATTGCTTGACCAGGTGCGCCACCTTGTCTTCTAAATACTTTTCCTGGGTATACAGATAGATCTTGACCAGGTACTAAATTTGTTTCGTCTACTTCTATAAGAAGATTGCCTGATAATACAGCATTGTCAACAGCCATTCGCATAAAGCCGTTCATTAGCGTCTGTGTATCATCCATGTTTTCAGCTATACCTACACCAAAAAAACTATATGGATTAAGTTCATACGGAGCAGCCATATAAGGTATACGTGCAGGTTTAAATGGATTAAGAACCATTCTAAGTAGTTTACCATTACATATCCATATGTTTGCTTGTAATTCGTCTGTATCTTCTAACTCTTCAGGTATATCAACGCCTTGCTCTTTTAGCATTTCTGTATCGCACATACCCCAATACTCAAGGACTTCAAATCTTTCTGATCCATGATCTGGTGCGTAATCAGATAAATCATCTTCCCAACTTTCTTTATCGTAGTTTTCTCCCATCGCTATTGCTTCATCAATAACTGCTGAACGAAAGTATGGGCGTTTTTTAAGGCCACGCATTTGTGTACGTGACATTTTATGTCGTTCTATAACATACTGTGCTTCATCCATATTGTTAGCATCTGGATCAGGATAAAAGTTCCACACAGATACATGAGATACTTGTGGTATAGTTTTTATTGCAGGATCGTATTCACCATCATCATTCCAGTTAGGGTACTCTTTATCTACTGCAAACGGCCCTTTCATAATACCTGTACCAAACAAAGCCATTTCAAATGCTGTACTTCTTAAATGCTTAGAGGCATTTGATTCTTCTAATTGATCTTGTATTTTTTTCTGCATTTTTTTAGCTGCTATCATAGCAGGGCTAAATGTAATTGCAGTTGGAGTTTTACCAACTCCTAATTTAAGATTGTTAATATCTTTTAATTTATCTTCGTACTCACCTAAACTTTCTGCTAAAGTTTTTTCTGTAGCACCTGCAGGTATTTCTTTACCATCACCTTTAAAACCATACGGATTTACAATCTCTTCCATATCAGAACTACGTATTTGTTCTGGTTCTTTTGGATCAAAACTTACATCAGCTACTACACCATCAGGTAGTTCTGTAGGATCAACAGACAATGGAAACTTGCTGCCTGCAAATAATACATCTACTATTTGCCCATAGGCAGCTAATGTTTTAGTTTTAGTTACTTTAATAAACACACGAGACTTTTCTGCTTCAGTAAACTGAACGTCAGATCCATATAAACCTCTGTAGTTACGATATGACTTTAACCATCTATCTTCATCTTGTTGTCTATAGTCATCTGCCCTATTATATCTTTCCATAATAAATGGAATAATTGCAGAAACACTTACATCATCTACTACAGACTCTTCCGTGTCATCGAGTGTAACTACCTCGTCTTCAATAAATACTTCATTATCATCTGCCATTTATTTTCCTTTAATATCCAAATGTTTTATCTGCTATAGACATTCTATTTGTTTGCGTGTTATTCGGATCGTAATCAAATATACTAAACCTTGGTCTTGACATGATACCATATCTTAAAGCATCGTACAAGTGGTCTTCTGATGTTGTGTCTATATCTTCTGGATTTTTCTTGTCTATTGGTAGTGCAGGTAGTTGTGCTATCATATTAGTACAGTTACTAAAAAATACAAGTCTAGATTCTTCTGTGTATTCATCTACCTGTAACCGTCTATGTATTTCGTTTTTGCCTGCTACGCGAGATCCTTTTGACCTATCAGAGGGTCGCCATCTGCAACCTCTTTGTACCATTTGTTCTGCTAGAGATGGGCCTGTGTCACCACGTTTATGCCACAAAGAAGAGTCAAGCACTCCATATCTCATACCACCATCGCCAACTTCTAATTCTAGTATCATGTCAGCTAAATCTGTAGCTAACACTTTACTTACGTATAACTCTCTGTAGACAATAAGTTGTTCACTTGGAGATACAGCGAACCATACCACACCTGACTTACTACCATAACCATAGTCACATGCCCTGAATTTAACCCACTGGCTAGGAATATCGAAAGGCTCAATGACATGTATATTCCTATCAAACTCTGTGAAGGCTGCGCCCTCTTTAATATCCCAATCGCCATCTAGCAATTGTCTACGTTGTTGTTCAGGTAAAGATAGAAGCATTGCTTCGTAGTCACCTTGTTTAGCTAAGTATGGGTTATCTTTTAATCTTGCAGGTATAAACCTACGTTTAAATAAAGATTTACCTGCTTTTTCGTGACCTGCAGGATACTTTAAGTCTTCTCCTGTTTCAATGTCTGTAGCATTAAATGGTTTATTTACAGACGCAGGGTCTATAAACATTTTCTTTACCCAGTGATGTCCTCTACCACCAGGGTTAGTGGTAGCTCTCATATATACTGGTAAATCGGTTGCAGTGGATCGTAGACGAGAACGCATGTAGTTCCATGCAAATGGTGTGGGCCATTGAGTTAATTCGTCAAAACCTATCCAACTAAACGCCAGACCCTGATAACGCAAAGCATCATCCTCTCTGTCGAGGTATGACATCCACAATCTTGCGCCAGATGGTGCGACCCACTGCATCTTTCTTTCTGACCATTTTATTCCAGGCCAGATTTTTGGATACATCTCTTGAGACTTAA